CTCCCTAATGTTTAGCTGTAAAGCAGAACAAAGTTCACTAGGGGATAGTGTCTAGTACAACATTAATAAGAGAGAGAGAAGAGGATTTACATTAAATCAACACTATACTTTTATTGCGACCAATTAAAATTTCATGAATCGTTATCAAAGGGCTGAACTCAGCCGTACAACGTCTAGAAAATTAATCCACCCCGTGGGTGGTTCATTTGTACTAGACAATACGGTCAAGACTCTGTAGTTGTAATACAGAGCGACCACCCAAAGGGTTGTTCTCTTGGTTAGAGATAGGGAAAGCTAACTTTCACCTGTTTAGATTAGGTTAGCTTGAAATTTAGGGGTTGTTGGTTCGCTCGAGAGTGGGAGCACCAACTAGGTATCCGAAGGAGAAATCGTCAGCGGCTGCCTCATAAAGAGTAAAGCCACCAAAGCAAGGTCTTTGACCTCCGGCACGATTAAGATTAACGCCTACATTCTGAGATGGAATTGTATTGACGTTAGCTTCATCGGAAAGGTATGAATAGATTGGTAGATCCATACCTCGGGGAAAATGGGAGCGACGAAGATGCACTAAAGCCCTTCTTACCAAAGGTCCATCAATGTTGCTCAGTTTTCCTTCACCAACAACAGAAATTGGAGTTTGACCATAATAGGGAACTTCAAATTCCAATACACCGTTGAGGTCCGGATACACGAGATGTTCAAAAATCGGATTTTGATCGAGTCCGGGGAATGCATCCAGAAAGGGTTTTCCCACATCGCCATTTTCCAAAATCTGCCAATCACGAACGGAAAAGATCGGTTCATTAGGTCTTTTACCCATTAATCTTGTCGAATCTTCCATTGTTGTATATTTATCTGCTGTGCCTGTTATGGCAGTTTCAGCTGCTCTAATACCAGTGGTAACAAATTGAAGGTCGTTCGTTGTTGGGTTTACGACCTTATATCTTTTGCCACCTCGGTAAAACCTATACAAATAGGAAATTCGGTGCAATGGGTTTGAAGTCCAGAGATAGCGCAAAGCGCGACATGGTTGTGGGTTTGGAACTCCTGTATCGGAGCGACCAACTGGTACATTAACGGTCTGTTCATCTATGGCAGAAGTGGTGTAGGCTCCAAAGAACGCTGGATCAATGGTAATTTGATTGTATAAATACAAATCATTGTTCAATGGAATAGGTCCGGGAATAGCCCACCTGTTGTCATCAAGTTCCATCTGGTAAGGCCAGGAACATCCAACAGTTGTGGGTGCGAATCGTTTGCACAATTGCCTCAAATTGGAAATTTTCTCTCCCATAGTAAGTTCTTCTGCAGTGGTGTGATTCATCGTTGATATAGGAAATACTTCCTGGGAATCGCCTTCCATCTGCTCATTGTGTTCAATTCCAGATTGTGTTAAATTAAACACTTGAGCTCGGAGTGGTTCATCCTCGTCGTCAATTGGTTCTTGCATAGTTGGGGGTGTAAGAACAAAGTAATTTCCAAAATCGGGAATCGCAAAGGAAATATCATCTGCACCAGAAATCCACATGTTAAATGGACAATTATTAGCAACACTGTCAGAAGCTCTTCGGAGAGGAGTTAAAACCTCTATGGTGAGCAAGCCAGTGCTAAATTCTTCATTCTTCCATACGGATTCCAGTGGAGCATCAAGAAGCGTTTCTTTCCATGGCACATTAGCTACATATGGAATCTTGAATTCTAATTCTGAAGAAACAGAAAGATCAAGAATCCAATTGTAAGCGTTTTCGCTAACAGATAAAGGATTCACTGCATATACACCGGGATGGTAAGTTATACGCAGACGTCCAGTATGAAAAGCTGTTTTAGCCACTGCAATTCGATAGTTAAGTCCTCCTCGCCAATATCTGAACATAGAAGCTAGATACGCGAGAGTGGTTGGTTTGAGAACTGATGCAGAACCTTCACACATTCCAGGGGAAACTGTATTGAAATGAAGGGTTGTGCCAGCAACATCTAAAAGGGTCCAAGGGATTGCCTGTCGATAAATGCAAGATTTACTAGCAACATACTTGATATCCATCTCATCAACATCAGTCGAAAATATGCCAGTGTCATAGGTTAAGCCATTGTCAGGCATAGCTCCGAGTTTTGTTGATAAATCAATACCATCAGCATGTGTGTATCCCTTTGCTGTAATGTTGGAATACGGGCAATTCTTGTCCAAATTGGTAGGTTTATTCCACCCAAAGGCAGAAGCAACAGAGCCAATTGCTCGAGAGACCCATTCAACGGGACGAACCCAAGGGCCTAAAATAGGAATGCTTCCAAGAGCACCTGAAGCAGAAGCAACAGCATTTGCCACTCCAGATATGGATGGGCCAGAAGTGGCTGCTTGTTCTTCAGATTTTCCAACTTGTGCTCGCAGAACAGTGTCAGGTACCGGGGGCATTGTGACTGGTAAGGAGGTTGGCATTGCAAGTTCAACGTCTTCAAACCATGCAAACATGGTATAAGCAGCTCCTTTTCCAGCTACAACAGGAGAAGTTCCTGTTTGGATGGCATTGATGGCGACCAAATAAAGTTCTCCCATGTTGGAATGAGTGTCAATCAAATTATAATGCGACAAAGGTGCGCAATATGGTATTTTGATCTCCACGGGAGCATTAGATGCCAAATCAACTTCGATTCCTGGATAGCCAGTGTTGTTTGGTAAATTGTCCGTAATAGCAGGACGATTTGAAACAACATCGAAAGGTGCGAAGAACATCCAATATTTGCCACTCATAAAGGGAGTGGCATTAAAAACTAGACGAATTTTGACATTCGCACGGAAATAGGTGAAATAATCTAGTTTCTTCACTACATTGACAGATTTTTGGAAAATAACATCCGGAAATTTTAGCGAAATAGGGGAAGAAGCAGTGTTTAATTCACCTTCGGCGACGATGACAGGACGTTTAAGAATGGCATGAATATCATGCAATTTCTTATCTTGGGCAATATTTGTCCAAGCCGATACTGAAGACATGAGTGGTTTCTCATAGGTCTCAAGATTGACATCGTCTACAAAAGTAGTAATTTGTTGGTTGTCTGTGTCGGGTCCGAGTTCCGACATTTCATTGTGTGAATTAGCAATCATGTGAGTTTTATAACTTCCAGCTGCATGATTAGACAAGTCTGGTTTAAATCACCGGATTGATAGCCTGGATTTTGAGTGGCACACTTCAATCAGTAGATTCTAAAACGAATCTCCACTTATTCTATTAAGAATAACCCCAGACCGGGATTTGCTGCTCTGCTCCTTGCGGTGATTAGAGAGAGCCCCTAGCTGAGGATTTAGGCCAGTGAGCAAGCCGCCAAGCGACCATACTTTCGAGCTTCGACTTCACGATATTCATCGTAGGTCAGAAAGAGTGGGCGCTCAGTGAACGAATGGCTCACGGTTCGGAATTTGTCAGTCCAGTATTCAAAGACTTCACGACCATGAAGCGAAAGTTCAAATGCACTTGTTTGCATATTTTCTTTCGTGGCTTCTTCTTGGTCAAAGTCTCCTCGTATCCAATTTATCATTTCCAATACTACTCCAAGTTCAAGTGGAGCAATAAATTGGTGTTCGTCGGTACTCCATACAAATGAACGCTTCAAATAAGCAATTTCTCCGATTGATCTGTACGGAATCATGTCTCCATTTTTGGCCTCGTCAGTATAAGTCATTCCAATAGTTGCATATCCTTCAGCAATGGTAATTTGATTGAAAACTTCAATTGTGGCATCAGAAATGTTTACACAATTGTCATCTCCATAAGAAACCATAGCAACATGTTCATTGAAGTCCTTCATTGTTCGTAAGTCAGAAGGAACAACAGTTAGCCACACATAACGCATGGAAACGGAATTGAAGATGGAATTCAGGATAGCTGTGATTGGACACCCAGACGGTTGTGAGTGAGTCCAAAGATAAACATTATCATCTGTAAGGTGGATTGAATTAACAATTTCTTTCCACAATACTCGACGAACCTGTGCATTCTCGGCTCCATCATCATAAAATTTGTTGATGATCTCAACAACATCAGCAAGGACTTGTAATACAAGAGTGCCATCGAAGTTGGAGAAGTCTCCAGCAATAACTTTGTGACCTTTGCTCATCAATCTCTTAGCAGTTCTTGTCCAATCGTAAGAATACACATTGGTGCCAATAGAGATCTCATTGTCTATGCGGTTTCTTGCACAATGAGCAGCAAAGCCCAGAAAGTACTTACGAAAAACCAGTGTGAAATCCATCGGTCCAGCCGAAAAGACACGGGTTTTTCCCATTAGCACTTTCTCTATGGGACGTCTTTCATCTTTTAGGGTATCACCCCAGATTGCAGGAGAACGTTCATTGTTAATGGCTCGGGCTATAATCTCATTCATCTGACGTTCTAGGTCGGAATCAAGTTTATACTCTTCAGTGCCAAGCCAATACATTTTGCCAGGAAATCCTTTCTTATAGCGAACCCAGGGAAAGCCAGGTGAAGATTTGCGGTTGATAGGGCCTACAAATTCATCTCCTTCATATCCAGTGACAGCTTCCATGTTTGACAAAACTCGTGCATGTTCAGCTGCGATGTTCGAATTCACAATGCGTTCAACGTCGTTAATAGCGGCGGCAAGTTTCTTTTCATCAAGATAGGGTGGAATGTTTCCTGCCTTCTTGAGTCCTTGATACATTGGATCCACTACTATTCCTTCGACCCTCACCCATCCAAGTGCAGCAGGAGCTGTATTTGGTTCGGTAACAAGGCCATGGACAGTACTAGGTCGAAGCTTAGTGCTTTTAGCTGAGCCAATAGGAAATGCAGATTGCCAGCAGGGACAAAATTTCCTTCGGGTAGCCGCACATTCTCTACTGGAGTAACTATATCTGTCAGATCAAGTTTGATTTGAGCACTAAGGCTAATCTCCTGTAAAGCTCGCGAAATGTCGGTGGCATTTAATGGGGTGGCAACACCAAGATTTCTAGTTCCTGCAACATGCATGCCGATGATTTTGCGTGCAAGGCCTGAACTAACTGCCATTAAAATAGAACCGCAATCACCATCTTTAGTCTCAAAGCCAGTGTATTCATAGCGGTCACGGATTTTGTATTGTTTGTCCGAATCCACATATGTGCGCTGGTCATCTCTTGCAAAAACTGCTCCGTAACGGGTTATTACAGTGTCGTCATAAGGTGTAATCAGACAAGCATGTGCCCGCTTAAAAGCAGTTAATTCGGAAGATGTTGCAACACTATTGAAGATAGTTGGGTGGTCGTGGATGGCGCGGGGAAATTCAACGAGTAATTGATCTTTCTCTTTACCACTTGCGTCCTTAACAGCAATAGTCTTGATTGACTCAATTGGCATTACGTGTCCATCTCGACATGTTTGACTCCAAATCCGAATCTTATCAGCGCGATCAATATATGGACGTAAATGAGCAGCTGTAATTGCTGTTCGTCCAATAATGAAACACATTTTCATGCGAGTTTGCCATCTGCCTTCTATTTCCAACTCAAGATTATATGTGTTGTTAATAATACGGCGTGACAATTGAAACGCATTGGGATCGGTTTGGAGCTGGGCTCGTGCGGTTTGTTCGTCAGAGACAGGATTGTAATCGTCATCTCCGTCATCATCAATTTCGACACGCAAACTTGATTTCTTCTTGGTTAGCTGATCTCCAGAAGAAGTGAGTTCCACTCGCAATGCTTCCTTCTTAGTGCTTTTAACATCTCCGGATGGACTAAGCTCCACATTTAGTGACTCTTTCTTCTTGGTTTTAGCGTCGCCAGATGAATTCAATTCGACGTTCAAAGTTGCCTCATGGTACTCAGCAGCAGAAACTTGCATAACAAACGGAACACGTTTAGTGTGAGTTCCATTATCCATAACAATCTCTTGAGTCTGAGCATCATAATAAGACACGGTTGGATTTGTTCTTGAGTCGCAACGAGCACACAATTGACCATAAGGAAGAGATTCTTCCACAGTTTTGATCACGTGACAATGCTCATAAACTTTACCGCACCACAAACAATTGTGTCGATGGTAAACTTTGGCACCCAGGGACAAGCCCAAATGATGATGATCCAATGGCGCTCCGGCAGCAATAATCTTGGTAGAACCAAAATAGGCACGAAGAGCCAAAAATAGGATCGGGAGTATGGCCAAACCAGTGGCAATCAATGGATGAGCTTCAACTAAAGCTTTCGCTTTTGCAAGCCATCCTCCAAATTTCTCTTTCCACTCAGTAGCTGCAGCGCAAAGGGTATTTAGGAGATTGGTATTACAAGTTTTAAGCTTATCCATAACACGATATACAATATCTCCAAGAGAATATAGTAGAAGTGCATCGTCTTTGGCCAATTTTCGCAAGCGTTCAACTGCATCTTTTGTCCAAAAACTTTCCAATTCGCCAACTGCCGTACTCCAAATTGTTTCATCACTGACCCAATCATCTCCAACAAAGGCAAGAACATTATCACACATGTGTTGAGCTTCAACAGTCATGCAAGTTCTCATCTTTTCAAAGATAGTGGCAAAGTGTAAAATCTGGAGTGCTGACCAGTTCTTAATGTCGGGCAGAGAAACGAGTTCAGCGTTTTTCATAGCATCCTCAGTCCAATCCATCAAATCCTTATATCCCACTTGAGCAAGAATTGGCAGGTCAGCATATTCTTGCAAAAAGTCAAACATAGCAGTGGATCTTTCGAATCTCTGACGATACTTGGCAATGCACATTTTGGCAAATTCCTCATAACCAATTGGTTTCGCTGTAGTAGTTAAACCGGTTATAGGGTCTACAGGCCAAATGTCGTACACTCCCATGTTGTGTGATTGCCCAGTCCTAAGTTTCACTTTTTCTGGGGAAAGATATCGTTTGCGGTCTCCACCAACAACGGTATACTCTGATTTGTTTGTAATCTTCACACAAAGAGTGAAACGACGCTTAATAGCATCGACACAATTGATTGATTCAGGCCGAATTTCTCGGGGTGACAAATTAGAAGTACAAAGGACAATTCGAGAAGTAAAATAGGTCTTATTCTTCTCTTCGATGGATGCCATATGTAGGGGGAATGGTGCCAAATTGCCAGTACGGATCAATTCCATAAATTCAGGATTTGGATTTCCGGCACTATCAACTTGTTGATAGGCGTCGTCATAAATGACAGCTCTCTGGTTCTTGTAACCGTCCCAATATTCTTGTTCTACATTTCTCATGTAAATTTCGCGAGTTGGGTCGGGTCTGCCATCTTCAGTCCGAGGAATTCCATCGATCTTGAGGAGTTCAGTTACAAGTGGATACATCAAACCGGATTTTCCAGTGCCAGATTCTCCACAAACAAGAATGACAATAGGCTCAACACGAGGTCCAGCTCTAAAGGCACCACTAGAAGCGGCCTTTTCATAAAGGTTCTTGAGCACATTCCAGTGCAATTGAAAAGGAGAAAGCAATGCTCTATCTGCTTTAGATTCAGCAGCTGTAACAGCAAATTGCGCTCCTTGTCGATACAGAGTTTCAATTCTAGCGCACAATTCGGAAGAACGAGCAATTTCATCGAGGGTATGGAAGCCGATCAAATCCTGTACTTGTGTAAACCAATTTGTGACGCCAGACATGAAAGATTCCAATTCGGAAATTTCACTGGGGCATCCAGTTTGCCACTCCACAATTTTCTTAAAGACGAGTATTACAAGTTTTTCCAAGCCTGACCAAGCAAAAGTCACACCACGTACAAGAGCTCCGAGTTTCGAAACAGATGTTATACAATCAGAAACTTCAGATTCACGAGGAATACGTTTCATGAGCATGGTGCCACACAGAATAGAAAATACAGTGGCCATAGAGGCATATACATCATTTCCAGCTTGGGCAGAGAGTTCTCCATTACGCTTAAACCATTGATATACATCTTTGATTTTTGGAGAGACCATTTCCCAAGCATTTTTAGCAAGGTCCATTGGAACTTCTCCAGCAATAAGAACATCAATAAGCAGCGCTCCAATAGTTATTGGGTCAAAGCGCGATCGAAATGCAATAACAATTTTGCACATAAGAGAAACAAGCTGTTGAATTACAGGTACAGAGCAATTCATTTTCTCTAGCATAAGAGTCATCTGAGCAACAAGTGGACTAAGTCCATCTGACATTTCGATCTTATGGTCAATTGTAAAAAGTCCTTGAGCTCGATAGGCTTCAACTAACTTAATACGTTGCCACAAAATTGAGAAATCTTTATCTTTCTTGTTTAAACACACATCAAGAGGACCATCAGCACAAATAATCTGAACGTCAAACATCGGCCCATCAGTGGCTGTAAAAAGGGGGACTCGTCGATGCGTGCCAAAAGATTTGGCAAGCTGGTAAAATTTTGAGCCAGATTCAGCAAAATTGCTTTCTTTGATCAGTTCTTTGAAAATCATGCGCTTATGTTTGTTGTCGCGCGCACGTTCCTCTAACTGAGAAAGTTGCATCTGTTCAAATCGAGTTCCGACTTGTGCATCCATTAAAAAGGTAACGGTGTCCTGTATTTTCCTTGTATAATGTCCTCCAAAATGAGTGCTCCATGCATGGTTGTTAGCGCTTTCTAAATTCTTAAAACGCTTAAGGGGGCATTTGGAGCAACCGAGGTCACCAAGGTATTTGCAGTATTTCTTGTGTAGTTCAGCATTGCTTTTATCTATTATTGCACGGCAATAACAAGCAGTACGACCATCGCATCTACTATTAATCAGATGTTGAATAACAGCTTTACGATTAGTATGTCGTTGAAAACAACAGTTACAGACAGTGGTGTTGGTATAAATTGTTTGAGTATGAGTGTCCATTCTAGCAGAGAGGTGATTCGTCTATTACTTAAATCGGAACCAATATTAGATATTCCTTTTCATAGATATACGAAAATATTTAATAAATTCACGCTGCTGAAGTTGCTAGTTTCAGTGAGAAATCCTATTATTAAATACTAACTTGTTTCACTAATTCCGTACTATATCTTTCGGGAATCTAAAACGCGTTCAAAGCAATCAAAATCAAAATCAAAATCAAAATCATATTCAACAATCGCAAATAATATTTAAAGATCTATAACATTGTAAAGAGGTTAATAAAAGGTCCGACTAAAGTAAAAATGTTCCCATTTCGGTACTAATAATACAAATAGGTCTAATTTAAATAAAATTTCAGGGTAAGGTAAAACTAAAAATCAGGCAAGGTCTTGATAAGGCTCACGCCGCGCTCCATCTAGTGGGGTAAATGCTCTCACAATTATATTGTGGGTGTACTATTTTACATATAGCTACGAATATTTCACGCATAATTGCGTCTACTCGAAGTGTGCATGTGTTTCATGC